TCTAGTATTAGTTTCTTAATAGTTTTTGTACCATCAATGTTTGTTTCTATTTCTGCTTGTGATTTAATACATTTATATAGTACGTTGTTAGATACACTTCTTTCTGCGACACGTTTATGTTTTAAACATACACTTAAAGAGTCCTGGATTCGGTGTTCCTTGATCTCATGGTTAACAAACATAAGCAGTGCAAATACGGTCTCGATCATTTATAATTACCGTTTTCTACTTTATAAGCTCGGTGTTCTTCTTGAACTTTTTCAAGAGTTGCTTGTACTTTTTCAAGTTGTTTTTGTAAAAATTCAATATTAACTTTATTGTGCATACCTTCTTCAATAGCTATTTGTATTTTTTCTATCTGTCCAGCCATGTGTTCTATTAACATACATTGTTCGGAGTCAGCTGGCAAACTTCCAAGTTCTCCCCGAGGCCACTTGATTCTAAATTCATTATTCTTTTCAATATCACCACTAAGTGTCTTAGTTACTTGCTGTAAATCTTTTTCTAAAAGGGTTCCACCAGTTTCTAATTTATTTAATCTTTCTATAACACCAAAGTAAGCCCACACTCCAACCGCAACTGCTCCAATTATGGCAATTAGGTTTTTCATTGGCATACTAACAGCTGTTTCACTTGACACTCTCATTTCATCTCCTTTACTTATTTTTAATACCTTTCAACTTATTAATAGCTTCTTTATTTTCTTTTATTCTTTTATCTTGTAAATCATCTATCATCTTTTGTAATTTAGCAGCCTTTTCTTCTTCCGTATCTAAATGCAATTCAGGATTAATAATTTTTTCTAACTTCAAATTAGGTATCTTTATGTTAGGAACATATCGCCATGTATATCCCTTATCAGAATACACACCAAATACTGTATCTCTTATACCTATCTTTACTATAATAGCATCCTTTCCATCTAACAATACTTTATCACCTTCATTGAAAGCACGGTTCATACGAAATTTTAATCCCACTAAAAAGTTCTGAGCAAAATCTTTTAACCAAAATGCTATCATTATAGATATCAATATTGCTATCCACGGAACTAATAGTTCAGTTAATTTCATTGCTTCACCATCTATAAAACTATTCATTAACCTTTTATCCTTTTAGTTATATAAAGTACAGCTGCATACATACCTAACGCATAGATTGATACAAAGACTAACTCTGGTATGTACTGAAATATATTATAAGTTAAATCTATTACGGCTTCAACATCTCCCATTTCGGAAGAGCCGTCTTCATCTATAATAGTAATAGATTTAGTAAAATTTCCATCAACCTCACCAACATTTTGTTCTATGTTTAAAGTATTGTCTTCGTTCATTTCTTATTCTCCTCAACCGGTTCATAATATTCTTTATACTTATCAACCAAGTCGTTCATATGTTTTAATTGATTTCTTATTCTAGCAAAATTCTTTGCAAGTAATTGAAAATCTTTATCACTTAATCCAAAGATTACTGGATCAAGGCCTTGTTCTTCCATCTTGGTAAATACTTCTACAGCATTATCAGATGTAATAATTATCCATCTTAATTCTTCTAATTGTAATGGGGTAGGTTTAGGTAAATCTAAATTCTGTCTAGGTTCTTCTAACTTAAATATTCTAAGCTTCTTTTCACCTATTGAGCAACCAACTAATAAAACACTCATTAAAATAACTAATATAATATTTTTCATTTTTTATTCCTGATATGGTACATAGTTTGGATTAGCTATACTCGGACACTCCCTATTAATCTCACTTTTCTTTGTAGCCGTTTTCTCTTGTTCAGTAAGTGGTGCCCCACCAGCAATTTCAACGCACCTTGTAGCTGCAATACTACCTTTGTTAATTATTCTTTCAATTACTTTTGTTTTTTGTATTGCAAGTTTACCAATATCTCTGCCCTTCTTATTAAATCTTTTATCTAAATCATCTAAATCTTTTTTAAGGACCGTAAGGAGCTGATTCATCTTGTTGTTGGCTTCCAGTATTTCTTGGAAGTCTTCCTTTTGTTGAGCGATGAGTTCCTTTTGAGAACTCACCGCTTCTTCTAGTTTGATTTGATTTGCTTTTAGAATTGCATTATCACTTCGCAGTTTCATAACATACATTCCAGCGCCAGCAATGCCGGCAATCATTACAACAGCAATTATCATTTTGAAATAACCAAACATAAAATTCTCCTAACCTTTTTTCCAAATTGCCCACAAGCCCCAAGCGATTGAAGCCCAAGCAGCTATTGTAGCAAGATTGCCTGCAAATAAAATTATGCAACCTATTGCTATTAAAGCACCACCATGTAATGATGATACTTCTTTTGCTCTATCTGTAATCCAATTTAACATATTTGTTTACTCCTTTTCTATATTTTAGCACCGACCTTACGGTGTTTATTCCACACAAAAAAACCACCTAGTCTTAAAGCATAATAAGCAAGATAGTTTAAAAAATAAAAACCATTTATTTCTATGTTTATATCTCTAAAAATCTCGTCTGCTTTCTTTTGGTCTAACATTAGGATTGGAACCCCAACGTCTTTGTTAAGTGGTAGTAATGCCGAATATTTATAAGCGTAATCGTGGATTAATCCACCAATTAATAAAACGCCTACTGGTGACAAAAATGAAGCAAGAAATTTTGGTATACTTGCTCCGTCAAACTTAAAACCTGCTGGTATTACATAATCTTGTCCATCAAGTTTATAATGAAAGTCTTTTACTATTTCCCAATGTCTAACGCCCAACAGCCACATTAAAATTGCACCCCAAAAACCTTTATCTTTTGTAGCGATTCTTATAGGTGTCATATGTGGATATTCTTCGTATTTAAAATTAACTCTATTATCAGTTTTCTTATTCTTGTCAAATAAATTTATAAGAAAGCCTATAATAATTAATGCAATCAAAACTGACCACATCCAAAATTTCATAGCTAATGCAATTAATGTTTCTATCATTCTAATCCTTTTATGTAAATAACCCTTTTGGTTTTAACCCTTTGTAAAATTTATCTTTTGCTCTTTTAATTTTTCTATCTAAAACTTTTGATTTAAGTTTATTAGATACAGCATTTAATTGTTTCTTTGCACTCAACATAGGTTTTATAGTACCCATACCAGCGCCTTGATATGTTGCTGTTAGTTGAGGCATTGTTGTTGCGTATCTACTGTTTGGAAAATGTTGACTACCACCCATAGAAGCCATAGGCTTAAATGTATCAACAGGTCCTACACCAAAACCTCTAGTCATTATTTCTCTTAATTCTTTAAATGTTTTCATAGATATTTCTTTAATAATACACCAGCAACTCTATTTCTAATTCCTTCAGATACTATTGTGTTTATTTGATTATCTACAACATATCTAAACGTTTTAATACCTACGTTTTCATTATAAGTACCATTTTCTTTTTTTCTTTTTAGATTGCTGACGATAGGTTTGATTTGATTATCGGTAACATCTGCGTTACCATCTATCTTATTGATAAGATTTTCAACTTCTAGTTTATTGTAGTCTTCAACTGTTCTAAATTTATTCAGAAACGTTGTAAGTCTTCCTTTTAAACCTTCTTTATTTTTCTTCTTATATTCTTTTGCCCATTTTGGTTGAATACCAGGTTCGCCATCTGGACCAACTCCAATACCAGCAATGTTACCACCACCAGCAGAATTTGCAGGAGCTTCTTCAGCAAGTTTCCAACCATCATCTTTCCATCTTTGTAAATCTTTCTTATCAATTTCTTTTCGTTTACCATCTTTAGTAATTGTTATAACAGTTATATTACCAAATATAAGGTCTCTAGCTTCTTCATTTATCTTTTTAATTATTAATTCTTTTTTAACATGACTTAATTGTTTTTTCACATGGTCCTCATCTCTAGCAGAAATAACTCTAAAATCTTTCTTATCATTTCCTTTTTCCCATACTTGAAATCTTGGTAAATCTTTTACCTTTTCATCAATTTCCATTCTATATTCTTTAAAAGTTTTCATTTAAAATTTTATCCTCTCTATGTTATCCTCTGATACTATAATTTGTTTTTTAGTATCTTCATTAATAACATTGTAAAGGTTAACACCAAAATAGTTATCAAATGGTTTTTGACTTTCAATAGTATAAACTATATCGCCTACTTCAGCAGTTGGTAAACCTTCCAAATCTTCTAAATTATCTATCATAGTATAACGTCCTTCAGGTAGATAATCAAACCCTACAGACTCTTTCATATCATCATTATGAGCAATTAATTTGTTTTCTACTAGGTGTTTGTATAATGCTTTTTCTACTTCAATAGCATTTATGTCTTTATTTTCTTTTAACAATAAAGCTAAAGCAGTTGCATAAGAAGCAAACTTTGTTTTGCCTCCTGGTAACATACCTAATAATCTTTTCAAATTAAAAACAAATCTATGTAAAATAGTATAAGAATCTTTTTCTTTAGCAGTTACTAAATCTTTTCCTCTTCTTAATAATTTTCCATTATTGTCAATAATCCCATACTTATAAGCAGCTTGTTCCTTCCAAGGCGTAACTAACAGCTTAACAACTCTATAGGTAATTAATAAATCTATGGCTCTTCCCATTATAATTTCTCCAGACTTGACAACAAAGTTTTATTCAATTTAATATTAGGTATTTCATCAGCTGTTATTATATTTAAATAGTGTAAGAAGGTTTTTAATACCGACCAATACTCTCTTTCAACTTTAAATAATAATAATGTAGCAGCTGCGTCATTACCAAAAACATTACTCAATACTATAATATGATTTAATACTAATCTAGTTTTCAGTTCACCTGTGGTTTTATATTTACGAAATAGACGTTTAAGATATTTAAATCTTTTAATATCTTCATAAAACTCCTGTTCACTATCTAAATTAGGAACATTGTAGTTTTTTATAGCGTAAAATAACCAATTTTTCTTTGTTATCTTATCAAACATTAGCCAAGCTCTGCATAAACTTTAACAGCGCCGTTCTTTAATGTTTCGTATTTACCTTTTAGTTTTAAACTATTACTTTTATGAGATATACCATCATCATTTATATCAGAACCGTCAGTATCTTTGCCGAAACGACCGCCATTAAAAACTAATGCACTTTCAAAGTTTCCTTTTTTATCTTTAATTTCAATTTTATCTTTTACTGTCACTCCAATTGTTCCTAATTTTGCACTTAATTGATTAAGAGCTGCTTCAGGTTTAATGTATTCTCCATTAGCAATAGAGCCAACAAAAGCATTTACTTTATTCAAAATCTCTGGTTTGTGGATATTGTGAGCACCAACAGAACCATCTTCAACAGCGTTAGATGTGGCTGTGCCAACCATCTTGCCATCTTCTTTTATATGTTGTTTAAATGTTTTCATTTTTCTCCCTTTTTAATCTCGTCTTTAAATTTTTTTAAAGACTTGCCACCCACAAGGTCTTCTTCAACCTCTTTAATATTGTTCTCTTTTATCTTATCAAACTGTCCAACGTGTGGTGTATTCGTAGCCAGCTCTTCCAAAAAATCCAAATCTACATTAAGCTTATCTTTTTTCATTTTTCTTTTTCTAATAATAATTGTTTCTTATCTTCAACCTCTTTGTTTTTTTGATCGTGTTTTCTTTTTTCCGCTTCCTTATAAGCCTCTTTTGATTTTAAATCATCTTCAAGCTCTTTAAGTCGTTCTTTAATTCTCAATTCGTCATAAGGTTTATCAGCTATCTTAATCAATCTTTCCACTTGTTGAAGAGCACCGTGTATCGCATTTAGATTGTTCCTCATCACAGTTGTTTCTTTTTCAACTGTGTCAATTCTAGTTTTCAGTTCACTAAAATCCTTTTGTAAATTGATTTTTTCATAATGTAGTTCTTTTCTACTCACACCCATAATATTCTCCTTTTATAATATAATTACGCAACACCATAAGCGTTTCCGCCAATGATATTCCAACGTGAATTTTTAAATAATAATGTTACTGTTTCTCCTTCAGCGTTTAATGTTACACTAGTATGACCTCTTAAATTAGTAGGTGTTATAGTTTGTACACTTGTACCTGAAGTTGAAACGTTAATAAATGTTTTGATTTGTCCATCAGAACCATCTGCTAATGATACAGTAGATGTGTTAGATGTTCCATTAATTTCAGTAATCGCACTTGTTACATCCGCTGTAAGCGAACCACCTGCAGCTGTTAAAGCTTGAGATGTTTGTGCTATACCTAACCAACTTGGAACATTGTTAAAAACATTCTCTACTGATATTTTTTTATTAATTGGTGTACCTGACGGATCGTCAACTACATGGAATAAATCAACGCTCGCTAATGAGTCGCCTAGATCGGTCAATGCCGTTATCTTCTTGTCTGCCATTTGTTCTCCTTTAAACCCTTTCGGGAATGCTACTCTAGGTATTTGCCTAGATCACTTTGTTAATATATTTATAAGGGCGGATTGACCGCCCTTAAATTGTTAATAATTATGCTCTACTACGCAGCTACTGTATGTGTAACTCTTATACCAGCAGCAATACCTCTTTGCGAATTAATAGTACCTGAAGCAGTATCGTTGATTGTTGCTCCACCTGGTAATGTTACTGTGTCATGGAGCGCAGTTCCTAATGAAAGAACATTGCCAGTTGCAAGTGTTTGACTCGCTACTGTAAATCTCTTTCTGTTAGCTGTTGAACCAGTTGCAGTATAAACACAATCGTGTGTTCCACCACCACTATTTACAACTTTCATTACTGGTGATCCAGCAACTGTAACTGCTTCATCCCAAGTTACCTCTATTTGAACTGTTTGACTAGATGAACCAGCTGTTAAGTCTGTAGCTGCAGTAGTGCCTACTACAAATCTTACATTTGTAATAGTTGCTTCCTGTAGTCCAGTCGTTGCTGATGTACCTGCAAGTCCTCGTATAGCGACCAAGACTTCTGGTTGCGAAGCGGTATTATCGTTACCAGTCGCAGCTGTTCCAGCTCTTTGTACCCAACCAGCATTGGTTGCGTAAACATCTTGTTTCTTATACTTGGAGTTTTCGTCAGTTTGTAGAAATTTAGGTTTATTTGTAACGGTATCCGCTCCTTTTGCCCATCCACTCATATCTTTTCTCCTTTTAAATTAATTAATTTATCTCTCTTTTGTTATATAACTAATACTATTTATAAGATTAAAAACCCAGCTTTTTCAGCCGAGCTATAGTACCAGGCGTTGATGTATGATGTATTCCCATACCTCCTGCTTGTATAAAATCTCTTACATTCTTCTCATAATCATCTATTAAAATTGCAGGATTGCCTCTTCTAGCAAAAAGTTTCTTTTCTTTTCTTCTTACTAAATTGATTTTTGAACGGTTAGTTATACCTGTATTTTTTCTTAACCATTGAGTCTTACCAGGTATACAATTTGGGTCAAATGATTCTTCTACATATGCAGATAAAATATGTGGATCGTGTTTTGATATGTATGACCAAAGTCTTCTTCCACCAGACATCCAAGGAAGAGTAGCCCAGAAGTTTTTATGCTTCTTAATAAGTGCCCATTTTTCTTTTGATGATGGTATATTCACCCATTGATTAATGGATAAACCAGTAACTTTTTGAGCAGCAGTTTTGAAATCTGCCAGGACTCCATCCATATCGCAATATAAAATAGCATTCTTCATAATGGATATGAGTACTCCCTAGACTGGAATAGCACGAGGCTCTAAATCAATTACTGCAGCCTTTTGTCCCGTTGCTGTTTTTCCTTTATCACCTAGTCTAACTAATTTTGTTTCGTTTCTTAATTTTTCAAAACTCTTTTTATTATGTATGTTATTTTCTTTTTTAGTTTCTTTTTTTGCTTTTGGATCAACTATAACTGATTCATTCGCTCTCTTTAATGCGTTTGCAACATCTTTATGTTTAGATAAACCTTTTGCAAGTTTTTCAATTGCCTTTACAGCACCTGAATAATTACCTTGTTTATATCTAGGGTCATTTAATATACCGTATGCTTGTTTGATTTGTTGTGTTGTAAATTCTAACATAGTTTCTTCTTTCTTTACTTTATCTCCAACTTTAAAAGATTCATTAACTTCATCTAATTCTACTTGTTCACTCCATATACCTGGTTTTCTCAAATCTTTTACTAACGAAGGCACACTTCTTAAAACTTGGTCTGCTTTTGCTTTTATGAACATAGATACTTGTGAATTGGTTTTAAAATATTCTTTCTTTATATCATTGGCAAGTTCTACATACATTTCTAAATGTGCTATACTTTTACCTACTAATTTAGATAGTTGTAAACCTTCATCTAATACTTCTTCTTTTGCTTCACCTATAATTGCATTAGGCATAACGGTAACATCACCATTAACTTTTTCAGTTTCTTTTTTTAATAATTTTTTAACATCTTCTACATCTGATTTTGGAACAAGTAATTTACCATACGAAAATCTAGCAACATTAAATCCTTTTCTTTTTAAAAATGATAACGTGTGCCCTTCAAATCCTTCAGCAATTTCTCTATCTTCTTTAAAATTTATAGTATGTTTAGTTATTGAAATATCTTTTGCACCATCTTTTTTTAATTGAGCAGCTTTATCATCTGCGTCTTTTTTTATTTTATATGCAACAGCAAATCTTTTTCCATTTTTAGGGTCTAAATATCTTACTGCAAATCCTGGTTGTTGACCTTCTCCAAAAGTTTTAAAATCTTCTGCCCTTACTCGGTCAATATCATATCTTCTTAAATTCATTCTCTTATCTAATATCTTTGATACTAATTTTTTAGCAGAATCTTCATCTTTAGCATCCACTTTAATCGTTCCTGTTTTCTGTGTAATTATATTCGCACCTCTTTGTTTTCTATCAGAAGTTTTAGTACCAGAATAACTTACAGCAAAAGGAGATTCTGAAATTTCTTCCTTCACATCTGATAATTCTTCTTCTATAAACTTTCGTTGCAACCAAACATTTAATTGTTTTTTGGTTACAAGAGCTTTTCTACCATCATAAACTATTTCATATTTACCATCACTTACATATTTGCCCTTTGGTTTAAAAGTAATTGATTTAAAATTTGTAAATTCATCTAATACTTCTTCTTCTATATGTTCATATTCGTTCTTTAACAATTTCATTGCAATATTAGCTAACGGTATAATTTTCATACCATCCATTTTCTTTTTATTAACATCATTTACTTTGTCATAAACTTGTGAAATAGCAGAAGCAGTAAATAAATCTACTGTTGTACCATCAATTTTTATTGCTTGTTTATTTTTTACAATATCTTTTACTTTTGCAATTGTAGGTGACGCTTCATCTAATACTTCTTCAAGTTCTTTACCTTCACTAACGACTTTGGCAGCAGCGTCCTCTAGTGATCCTGGTTTATTCTCAAGGTATGTTTTTCTTTCCAATTTAATTTTTGGTTCTTCTTTTGTTATTGTTGGCTGCTCGGTAGCAATCTTTGTAGAAATTTCTTCTAAGCTGCCAGACTTTGTTTCAAAGTATTTCTTATTCATTTTCTGTAATTTCCTTTTTCTTATTAGGTTTACCTGAAGTATCTGTTTCAGGTTCGTTTTGAGCCGCCATAGCTCTCTTATGTCTATCAGTTCTTAACTTATCTTTTAAGTCTGAAAGTTTCAATTTCATATGATTAATATCTGCTTTATGAATTGCAACTTTATTTTTATCACCAGGGTTTATATTTCTTGCCCTATCTTCTTTATCATTTATATTTGTTGTCAAATCTGCTATTCTCTTTTGTGTTCCTGCCGCTTTCGCTTGTACCATGTCAGAAGCGTCTTCTTTAACTACATCAAAACTAGTTGGTACTTTACCTGTCATTCTCTTTAAAATTCCACGTCCAACTTCTTTTGGATCCTTACCTGCTGGTACATTAAATATAATAGAGTTAGGCACCTCACCACCAGTATTTGGTGGCATTTTAATATTTTTTATTCTAACAGCCATATCTTCTACTAGTTTTGAAATGTGTGGTATATCTGCCGCTTTAATAGCCAACTGCGTAGGTATATCCATCTTCTTAATCATTGCTTTAACAGCAGGAGTTACATCTGAAGCCTTCTTACTCTTCCATGTATTTTTGATATTGTTTATTTGGTGTGTATTTAATTTACTTTTTAAATAATCAGCAGGCACAGCAGTTTCGTGTATCTCTATTTTATCTACTTTATTTTTTTTAAATGGCATTAATGCTGAAGATGAACCGCCTGTTTTATACCATTTAATCCATTTTTCAGCGTCTGCTCTATTTTTAAAATCGTGTACGTGACTTCTTTTGTTTATAGGACCACTACCTTTCAAAGTAATTTGTACTTCCACTCCTTCTTCTAAATCTATTTCTTCTCTAACAGGTATACCTTTTTGTACCATACGAGATAATGCCAAGCCTGATAAGAAAGGTATATGTTTTTTTCTTAAATCATTTAAAAAATGATTAGGTATCTTATCAAAAATTTTTCTTAATTTGTTTGCATTATCAATAGATATAGTTTTGC